CCGTAACCGATATGTCGCCGGTCACAGATGCCGCGATCTCCTGCTTGTCGGTCTGGCCGAGATACTGCTTGCCGAGCCACACCAGCATTGTTGCATTGCCGTCCTCGGCCGCCTTGAACTGCCGGCGCCGTAGCGATGCAAGGCCCTTCCCCACACCGTCACGATAGGCATCAGCCACCACCTGGTGGTCCGACTTGAACTTGAGGTACGTCGGCTCACTCACGCCAAGCACGGCGGCGCATTCCTTGGTAGTCGCCTGAATCTTGCCCAGTCCGGTGATGATCTTGAGCGTGGCAGCGTCAGCGGTCAGCGCTCGCGGCCTTCCGGCCTTTTTCATAGCCACTAAAGAAATCCGGTTGTTTCCGCCTCATGGCGTGGATTGGAGAGGGTCATCGAGGGTGGCGGGGGCCATATATCGCTGCACCACCGCGCCTGATCGCTGCGTCCATTTCCTTCCGCCACAGGCGCATGAAGTCCTGCATTTGGCTGTCATCGATGGTGATCTTGAGTTCTGCCACCTTGCTATGGGTGGCATTGGCCGTGACCGGCATAACCGCGCCACCCTTAGGCAGGATCAGTTCAGGCCCACGCTCACCCACATAGCCACCGCTGTGATAGCCAATTGCAGGCGCAGCGGCCATTGCAAGGCCAGCAGCAGGGGCGCCGATGAATAGAGCCTTGAGTGCGTTGCGACGGTTCATAGCGGCTTCCTCCCGAGATAGGCTTTGGATGGGTCCACCATAAGGCTCGGCCAGTCATTCGGCCCTTTGGCGGAAAGCGGCGCGAGTCCGATGCAGTGAAGAACGCCATCCTTTGGGCCAGCGATCAGCACCTGACCCTCTTGCGTCGTGGAAATCGTGACGACGGTATCTTTGCCGGTCTCGCCAATCATAGCGTCCACGACCTTCTTAAGGCCCGACAGGCTGTACATAGCAGGATGTTCCATCCTCTCACCTCCTAAAGCCGGAATAAACGGCGACGCTCGTTTCCGCCTGCGCTTGCTCCCACGCCTCGATTTCTGAGGCAACGAACAGCCGCCTGCGGCGAATGTAGACAGGCTTCGGGAACGCCATTCCAGCGTCCTTGAGCCATCGCCACAAAGTCATGTCGCTTATATTTCCGAAGCGGAACCGCACTTCTGTAGCGGTCAAATACTTGGGGGAACCATCAGTCATCTGCATCTCCTATCGAATGCAGACATCATCTCGCACACCCTACCGAATGGCCAGCAAAGCGCCGTTACCCCAGCTGTCTGGTAGCGGAGCAATCCTTTGATTTATCGTCGCAAAATCTTGGAGCAGCAGCCTCTCCAGAAACAGTTTTCTAATCTGCTCTCCGTATGAATGGGTGAAGCGGGCTGGTTGTTAGAGCGCCATACACACCGCTATTGCCGAAGCTCACGATGGCGGAAACGCGGGAAACCAGCCCTGAAGTTTCGCCTCTATGGGGTACTCGTTTTGCCCGCTTCTCCCGGCTTTCCACCGGGCCGACGCGATTTCCGTCGCGCTGCGGATATGGTGCCCAGCTTCTCACTGGGCTAGACGCCTTGCCGCGCGCTGCGGATCGAATGCGGGCTAGACCACTCGCCACCCATCCAGAATCCTTCAAGGGTGTGCACAGTGCGCACACCCTATCCACCGTCTGGCCAAAGCCTTGTCCGTCTGCCGCTTCGATTTCGACGGCGCGGTTCGGTGCAGGGACAGAGGGCACAGCCGTATCTTAAACCCACCGAATGCATCGCGCCGCTGCCGAGGCCGCCGCAGCGACACCCGACATTGGCAAGGGTGACGGGGATCGAACCCGTATCCTCCGGTTTTGGAGACCGGCGCTCTACCTTCTGAGCTTCACCCAACCCGAGCGATCGGTAACCATTTCAGTCCCGATTGCATTTTCTCGCTTGACGCATCCCGCGCCATGGTATTTGTTGCGCCTCAACGGATGACCTCATCCGCCCGGCGATTGTGCCGCCCTTGTCCAGGAGCAACGGACCGAATGAACGACCAAACCCCCAATAGCACCGGCCCACCATGTCAGCTTTCCGCGGCGACTTCCGCGCGGGCTCCACCATGGCAACTCAAGAGGCCAATCCTTGCCAGACGCTCCACCACCACAGGATAATCGCATGACGCCGGGTCAATTCAAGGCCCGGCTTTCTGCCCTTGGTATGGGGCCGAGAGAACTTGCCGCTGCCTATGGTGCAAATCCCCGCACCGCTCAGCGATGGGTCACAGGCAAGGCCGATATTCCAAGGGATATGGAACAGTGGCTGGATGAATACGAAAGCCGGTCGCTCTAGGGGCGCCGGCTGCAATTCGTCTATCGTATCGCTGTTGAGGCGTTTATCGCCCGATTTGACCCACTCTGTCGAACAATGTTTCTAAGGCGGAGCGCTGTGGCACTCTAATCTACCACGGCTGCACACCCAGCCTGTTCAGGTGGACAGCGATTAGATCGGCAGCGAAGTCCCTGTGGCGCTGAAACGTGCTGTGGGGCATCCCAAGCCACTTGGCAACTTCCCGCCCGCTGTAGCGCTTCGCCTGGCCTTTTGCGGCGGCAATCAGCACTGCCCTGTGCTCAGGGTATGCCGCGCACATCTTGAGCCATGCGCGCTGATGGGCAGTTCCGAACAGGACCATATCAGACCGGCTGATTTCCAGTGAGGTTGGTTTGACCTTCGCCACCAACCGCTTGCGCATCGTGGTCTCGCCCTTCCGCTGGGCTTCCACTTCCATCATGCGCTGCTCTGCTATATCGGCCGCGCTGTATTCGTATTCCGGCATTGCAGCCTTGAGGCGCTTGTGACCCACCGGGCCGGTGGTGGCGTCCAGCACGCGGAAAGCATCGGCCAATGCGTAACGCACCAGCTTCGCGTCCCATTCCTTTGTCGTGGCCTTGTCCAGCATTCAGCCCTCCAGTACTGCGGCATAGAGCCGGTCAATGGCGATTTGTGCGAGGATGCGAGCGCATAGCTCCGGCATCTCCATATCCCGGGACCTGGCCTCGGCGGCCAGCATGGTGCGGTGCTTGGCGGCAAGAGGGACCTGAACCTTGGCATAGGTGTGCATCGGCCCGTTGAGGGTGAAGCCCCACTCGTTGAGCATTGTGGCGATAAGTTGCTCGGCACCGGGCTCATCAATCTCAATGGCGATGGATGGGGCCGAATACCCCTGGCCTGCCAGATAGGCAATCTTGGCCACCTTGAGGTTGCGCCATCGGTCGCGGAACATGGGTGCCCCAAGCCTGGGCAGTTCTTCTCCGAATAGGTTGCGGTCTTGGGTCAATCGCCTTCCCCCAGCCAACCTTCAAGGGCGCCTTTGAGGGAGCGGACACACTTGTTCCACCCGTCGATTTCCTCCGGCGTCATGCCGCTGTCCGGTCCAGCGTCCCGCTCTCGGTGCAGCTTCCAATTCGCCTCTGCCCATGCGGCAAAGTCCTTGATTTCGCCGCGGAAGGCTTCGCCCAGATCGTCCCGTATTTGCTCCATCTTGGTCTGCATCAGAACGGCACCGCGTCTGATTTCAGTTCTTGCTTCACTTCCTCGGGCATGCCCGCTCCGGGCTGCTCCTGTGGTCGCTCCTGCTCCATCTGCCGTGGTGGTCGCGGCCTGTCCGATTTGCCCGTGGCCCACACGATGCGCTTGTCATTGTCGCGCCCCATATACCCGGCGTTGATCAGAGCCGTGGTGGTGCGCTTCAGGAATGCGGTCAGCTCCTTGTTTCGAGCCTCGACTTCATCCTCAGCAGCATTGAAGGTGATCGTGCGGCGCACCCTCGCCACGAACGCGGCCTGCGGGACGCAGCGCTTGATCTGAGGCGGCGCAAGCGATCCATGCGGGGTATCTATGCCCTCGTCTGTCTGCGCCGCTGTCAGAGCCTCGAAAACGATCTTCTGGTCATTCGAGAGCTTCGTGTTGTCTTCTTGGGCATCGCTGTTGCTGTGCCGCGCCGGCCGCGCGCAAATGCAGGTCGTGATCGGATCGCCGTCCCGGTCGGTGCCGAGATTGACCACCTCGAGCACGATCTTCCATTTCAGGTTGTTGATGCCGTTCTTGTTCTTGGTCAGCACGATCTGTCGAATGTGCCGGCCTTCGCCGTCCAGCACCGGCTGGGGTGTTTCCTTTCGGTTCTGCGGGATAGTCATCAGGGGCCTGATTTCGAACACCTGGGAGACGTTGGCCTCAATGCTGGTATGGCCGCGCACGCGGCCCCCAGAGGCGTTCATGTGGTGGACAAGGCAGATGGCGGCTCCGGTCTGATCTTTCAACCGATTGACCCGGGCCAGCACCTTGCCGACCTCGGCCCCGTCGATTTCGTTCAAACCCTCGGTGGCAACGGACAGTGTGTCGATGATGATCAGTTCGACCGGCATATCGTAATAGTCCTCCCACGCTTTCACCTGGGCGATGAGCTTGTCGATCACCTCGTCGCTCATCAGCGTGAATTCGCGGTCCATGATGATGTACGGGATATCGACATCGGGGCTGATGCCGTTCGCCTGCCGATAGCCTTCGGCACGCATCTGGACGCCCTTGCCGTCCTCACAAGCGATATGGATGACCACACCCTTTCGGGTGATCCTGTCGCCATACTGCAGGCCCCGGGCGATCTTCATGCCCATGTCCATGACTACGAATGATTTCCCGGCCTGTTTTTCGGCGGCCAGGACGAAGACGCCGTTCCGCTCGACCAGCCCCTTGATGAGCCAGTCGTATTCGATGGGCTTGCCGGCGAGGCTGTTCATGGTGCGGGCGCCGAAGCCCGCTGGTGGCCGTGGCCGATAGTCCGGAAGGCCCGCGATAATTTTTTCGAGCCGTTCTGAGGTGCCGCCGAACTTCTCCACCCAGTCGGTGATGTCGCCCTTTTCCGGAAATCCGGGAACGTGGTCGGCAAAGTTCAGCACGCGGATGCGGCGCGCTATGCCCTTCATCGATTTTGCCAGCTTGTCGGCCCTATCGCCGGCCGCGTCGTTATCGAGGCAGATCACGACGTCGGCGTCACGGAAGTTCGCGGCGTGGGCGTCGGTCCAGTGCTTGGACCCGCTGGAATTGGTCGTGCCGCAAAAGCCCAATGCGACAGCGGTATCAGCGTCTTTCTCCCCCTCGCAGTTCCCACTGATGGTCACCTTGCCATTGCGACGGACTACCAGGACGCCAGTGTCGACCGTGCAGCAGAACACCTCTCCGTCGTAGGCGATGCGCTTCGGAGTGTTCGCCAACTGCCGCCACGTCTTGTGGCTGAGGTTCACGACGTAGCTGTCGTTTTTCCCGTCTCGACGGTCTATGCGGAGATTGGCGTGATAGCCAGTGATCGCAGCCAAGGCGCAGACTACATCGGCAGACTGCCGTTCACCGGTGAAAAACCGGCTGCTGATGTCGGACTGGCCGTCACCATCCCAGTACTGCAACTCATCAAGCGCTGCGCCGCGAGCGTCTGCGCTCCAATCCAACATCTCCCACGGCCATCTCTTATCCGGCCCGACTTCGAAGTGTCGACCGATATCCGCCTTCGCTACTCGAAAACTGGTCCATCCCGGCGTCGATGGATACTGATGTTCGGTCCACTGGATGCCGAGGACTGCCAAAGCTGCCCTCAATCTCTCCTGCTTGCGCTCCTTCTTGAGGTTCCACGATACCTGTTCGCCCCGCGGTTCCCAGACGCCATCACCTAGCCATGCGACGAGCAATCGTGCTGCCGTGAGTTCAATCTGCTTCCCAGTACGCTTGACCCCTGAGGCTGGAAGCTGGTGACCATAGCGAATCGTGGACGCTGGGGCGATGCTTGGGGCGCATGGAAATTCCCCGCCATTCTTGAAGCGCACGTTACGCCGGGGCTGACGATGGTCAGG